AATGGAATATAACGCTTGGGTTATTCAGTATTATGAAAGTGAAGATGGTAGTTATACTAATCAATACACTTATCCAATGATGGACATGTTACCAATAGATAAAAACAATTATCTTTTCAAAGGATGTTTAGGAGAAATTCAAGCTAAAGCAATGATGCATAATTTATGTAAAGAATATTTAAATTTTGGTTACAATATAAATCAATTCAATAAACAATATAGATTAAAACAAATGCATTGTAACTTAGTAGAGCAGGCATTTGAAAAAGGTTTTAGTTATAGTTACAGTCATACCTTAATACCACAATACACACCACAACGTAGGAATAATTAAAATGTTTTTAGAATTAGTTAAATCAAAACATGTACCTATCAAAGATAGAATTAAATTTATGATAGAATTACATGCTAAACTTGGTAAGCAAATAACTAAAGAACAAGCAAAGAAACTTGTTAATGAAGATAAGTTATCAACTCAAGTTATGTATGCTAATGAAGATTATCTTGTTCAAGTTTATGATAAAGAATTAGCAGATGAAATGGTACATACGGATGATCTCAAAGGTAAATGTACTTGGTTATCTATTAGAAGACAAGATCGAGGACACCTGCAAGATTGGGCAGACTTACAACAAATAAAGAATTTTATCTGCGGTAAAACTAGAGAAGCTATACAACTTTATCCATCAGAAGATAGATTAATAGATACCGCAAATCAATATCATCTAATTGTATTTCCAGAAGATGTTCTTATTCCTTTTGGTTGGCATGTTGGAAGAACTGTATCAAATGAAAGTGTTCAAGTTAATAACTCTAAAACAAAACAGAGATTAAAGAATGTGCTTTAAAAATATACAAGGTATTATTAATGCAGACGTTAAAGATGGCGTAGCTAAATTAGTTTTACTTGTTCTCAATCATCATGCAGACAAGATAAAATTAATTTGTTATCCATCCTTAGATACAATAGCTAAAGAAACAAACCTATCAAAGAGTACAGTAATTAGAAAGATAGATTACTTATGCAAGAATAAATTCATTGATAGGAAACAACGTTCAAACAAAGTTAATATATATAAGATAAAAGATTACCGGGAGTGTCAGAGTGACACCTCGGAGGTATCAGAGAGACACCATGGTAGAGTCAGAGTGACACCCGAACCTACCAATCATAAACCAATAACATATAGTGAGGTACAAACAAATGGAATTGATTCAACTAGACGATTCGCTTCGCACCAAGGCATTAGAAAGATTAACAACTCAAACACCAAAAGATATAACGAACAAAATTCTTACCACGTTAAACTCAATAATATCTTACAAGGAAAAAATTAATAAAGATTATTCAATACATTCTTATTATTTAGTTGGAGATAATCCCGCTGATAAAATAGAAGAAGCAAATAGAATAATAAGTTTGGCAATGGTTCCACTACCTTTAGATCAAATGCATCAAGCATTACATAAATGTACTTTAGTTATGGTTAAACCATCACAAGAAACACCTGCAGATGTTGCGTTAAGAATACGAGCAATAGCAGATGGACTTAATGATTTTCCTGCAGATATATTTTTACATGCAGTAGATCACATTGCTAAAACAAAAACTTGGTTCCCTAGTCTAGCTGAATACAGAATGGCGGGAGAATATCACTTTAAAAAGCGTAAAATGTTGTATGAAATGATGCAAAATAGCATAAAACGTACAAATTTAATTGACTTTTCTTTTGCAAAAGTGCAGTATAAATAAACAGATAGGAGATATTTTATGTCACAACCACAACAAAAACCACAACACACTATAGGTAAAAATTATATTAATTCTAATGGTGCAAAGTCACATTGGAGGATGGGTTATATTGGTGGCTCAGATGCAGTCAAAATTATGCAAGGTAATTGGCATGAGTTATGGCTAGAGAAAACGGGCAAGACACAACCAAAAGATTTGTCTGATATTTTCAGAGTACAATTAGGTGTAGCAACAGAAGCTTTTAATATTAAATGGTTCGAGCAACAGTATGAAAAGCAATGTGCATATCAAGTAGAAGCTATGAAAGATTACGAGGGTTTGTCATTAAAAGGTACACTTGATGGTGTTGTTTTAAATGAGATGGGTAATCTAAGTGAGGTAGGTGTTGAGTGTAAACATGTAAACTCATACAAATCATTTCAAGATCAAGTCTTATATTACACTCCGCAACTACAATTATATATGTTTGTTGCAGATTTAGACTCTATGTATTTCTCAGTTATCCAAGGTAATGAATGGACTTGTTCTAAGATTAGCAGGAATGAAGCTGAAATACATAGGATGATCCCGGTATTAAAAGACTTTTGGAAGTTAGTTATATCGGGAGAAGAACCCGTTGCTAACATACCCGATAGAACATTAAAGGTTGTTGATAGCATTGCTATTGATGACTTGGTTGCAAGAGATGCAAGCAAAGAAAATCATTTCACAGAACTAGCGGAGAAATTTATTTCTTCAAAGGTAGAGCATGACAACCACAACAAAGTAAAAGCGGATCTTAAAAGCATGCTCGCAGACAATGAACGAGAAGTATTTAATAGTTCACTGTCAATTAAACGCACCAAAGCAGGTGTAAGATTCAACATAAGATAGGAGTTTTTATGACTACGAAACAAGAGTTCTGGGCATTTCATAAAGCTAATCCAAGTGTATATAAAGAGTTTGAAAAGTACACTAACATAGCCATTAATAGAGGTGCCAAACATCTAAGTCATTGGTTAGTTATTGGGCGTATCAGATATGAAACCGCAATAGAAACTAATGATCCCGATTATAAAATCAATAATAATTACATAGCTTTTTATGCTCGGTTGTTCATGGCATTGAACCCACAACATGATGGATTTTTTAAAACTAAATTAACTAAACAAGAAAAGCAGGAGAAACAATATGCCAACGCAAAATAAAAATGGGACTAATCCCCACAACGAAACTAGCCCCGTTCATACGATAGGAAATCATATGAATTCAGATACTACAAAAAAAAATGTTGAATGTAAATCACTTAACGAAGCAATGTCTATGTTTCAACAACTTAATATATCAGCAATTAAAAGTAGTAAGAACCCATTCTTTAAAAATAGTTACGCTGATTTAACTAGTGTTATTAATGCCTGCAATCATGGTGCTGATTTTGGATTGTCATTTTCACAAGCGGTTAAGTTTGAAAATACATTACTTAATGATGGAGAAAATAAACAAAGAGTTCATCTAGATATATATGTAGAAACTACTGTCTCTCATAAAAATGATGAAGCAACATTAGTAAGTAAAGTTCCCGTATTAATTAAGCAAGGTAAACAAGATGATGCTCAAGCTATGGGTAGTTCTATCACCTATGCAAAAAGATATGCTTTGCAGGCTATCATGGGATTAGCTTCAGATGATGATGCTAATTTAGCTAGTGATGCAGAGAATGATCCTAATAAAAACAAAGAAACTAAAACGTCTAACAATAATGGATGGAGGTAGCAATGGAATTTGATAACACAAATAGGGTCAGCTTGTTCCAACCTAGAGATAAAAAAGATATTATGTTTGATGGAACAATTAACTGTGATGGTACTGATGTTAAAGCAATCATTGTAAAAGCAACAAGTCGAGATGGTAAACCTTACCGCAATGTTTATATAAGTGCAGGACCAATTTATCTTAATGAGAATAAAGAAAAAGAAACTATCCCGGATGTTGGCGGTACTATTAATCTATTAGGTATGGCTAAAAGAATAGGTCTTTATTGGAAAGATTATTTAGATAAATCAACCGGAGAAACAAAGCAAATGTTATCAGGTAGTTTAAGAGAAGTTAATACAGACTATCTTGCTAATGCAAATCAAAACGGTAGGAATGAATACCTTGATGCAAAGAATGGTACGACACCTCAAATAACACAAGCTGAAGTAACACAAGAACAACCTAAAGAAGAGGAGATGAATGATGAAATCCCATTCTAATATTGAAACTATTATACCTACTATTGCTATAGAAGATATTGCAGGAGAACTACAAACTTCAGTAGGTAAATTAAAAAAGCTTTGCAAATTAAATCACATTCCCTACATGAAAGTGGGGCATGCATGGAGATTTAAACAAGAAAATTATGAATTACTTATGGAGAGTTTGCAGTGTCGTTACCTATATTCAAACGAAAAGGATCAAAGTTTTACCAAGTCGAGGGTAAAGTATACTTCGGAGATCGATTCATCTCAGTACGTGAAAGCACGAGACGTGTTAAGAAACGAGATGCAGAAGAAGTCGTAAGAGATATAGAACGAAAAGCAATCGAACTACTTAAAGGAGATAGCAAACTTGCTATCCCTTTTAGTTCTGCAGTTATCACTTGGGCAAAGGTTCAGACAAGAAGTAAGCGTGACCTATGGTGTGCAGATAATATGTTAAGAGTATTTCGTAACACAAATATATATGAAATAAACTTAGCTGATTGGAATACATTCACTATTAAGTTTATGAAAAACTATAAGCCTGCATCATACAATAGAATAAGAGATGTCTTCCAAGCTATACTTAAAGTCTCTGGATATAAAGTTGTAGCTAAAGATACGCCCGATTGTTTAACAATACCTAAACGTCATGTAGATAATCAAAAAGTTATATGGTTGTCAGTAGATCAAAGAGAAATGTTATTCAAACATTATCAACCATGGTTAAAAACGTGGGGAATAGGTGTTGCTTACCATGGGTTTAGGAAAGGTGAAGCACGTTTATTAGAGATACATGATTGTTTAATAGATGAAGAGTTAATACGATTACCTTTTACAAACACTAAACAAAGTAAAAATAATTTTATTCCTATGCATCCTAGATTTAAAGAAGCGTTGATTAAAGAGGGTTGGAGACATGAAAAATATGTATTTGTAAATAAATATGGGAAACCATATGCTGAACAAGGTCCTGCTAAGTCTCATAAGACTGCAGTAATAAAAGCTAATGAAGAGTTAAGGTCACTTGGTAAAGCTACGATACCACACTTTACTATACATGATTGGAGACATCATTTTGCCTGCACGTTTTTAACTACGGGTGGTGATATGGAGACTTTGAGACAATTAGGTGGATGGACTAACTTAAAAACGTTACAACGTTATGTAGGTATATCAACTCAACATAAAAAACTAGCTATGAATAACGTGAAATAAATGGTAAATTTAAAAAGTTACACACATTTTAACACACACTTAGGTTGTCTATGCTCTGTAAATGGTGGGCGGTGACGGTCTCGAACCGCCGACATTCTCGGTGTAAACGGAGGAGTTTAAACGAAATGGTCTTTGGTCACATCCCACGATACGCTAAAATTAATTTAATAACTCTATGTAAACCAAGGAAAAAACGCAATCCTTTTTTAAAAACTGCGTTGTGCATTATCGCATTACTTTCAATAAGTTTGTCGTTTTATATTGTTTCTTAATGCATTGACTATTTAATCTTTACACATAATAACACACAGTATCATTTATATAACTATGAAGATGTTAAGTAAATAGAATAAAAAAAATTAAACCATATCAGTGAAATCTTTTTTAGGAACATTAAACGATTTAATACATTGAATTACTTTACCAATAATCTCAACGTCTTTAAACAATTTATGTTTCTCCCACAAAGAGTGATGAATAATTTTATTCCCAACCTTTTGTCCTATTAAAACTCTATACTCAAAACGAAATGCAAACACATCTTCTTCTTCTATCTTTACATCTTGTTCTACTATTATAGTATCGCCTTTATTTATCCCGGCAGTACCATACCCACTAGGTGTATCAAGTTCTAAAGCTAACGCTTTTCCCTCTATACCATAAACATTTACATATCGCACTCTGTTCCCTTTCGTATTAAACACCTCAAGTGTTCTGGTTAAGCTATCAGCAACAGTTACTTTGGTAGGCTCTGTTCCTGATACATGGGACAATTTAGCGACAGTTCTGGAAGATGGTATAGACTTAGCATTGCCATTGAGAAAACGTGTAATGTTAGTAGGACTAGTACCTGCTTTGGTTGCCCACTCATACGCACTCATTTTTTGGTTTTGGATTACTCCTCGCATCCAAACCTTTAATGCTTTTCGTTCTTGTTCATCTATGGTATTCTGCATTATTACACCATATCCAGATTCAATAATTAAATCATCATTAATAAAAGCACAATATAACACAATTTTCCCCTTGTAAACTATGCATTATTGCAGTATACATTATCACATGATATTGTCAAATTACTTAAACCAACTACAAGATATAGCGTATCTACATGATATTCGTTTAATTGATATGTTCGTACAAGCAAAGGTTCCAACTAGTACATACTATAGAGCCATCAACGGAATGGAGTTACGTTTTAGTACAGCACAAAAGGTAGCAGATGCAGTCAGATCAGATATTTCAGTACCGGGCAGTACCAATACCAGTTGATCCAAACTGGATTGAATTAGTTACTTCCTTAGTAAAAAAAAGAAACAAACTTAAAATATCTCAGGAGGCTTTAGCATTTCAAATAGGTTGTGCAAATTCGCTCATAGGTAAATGGGAAAGATATGAACGTCTGCCATCAGGTTATATGCTTTTATATTGGGTTCAAGCTTTAGATTGTAAGCTTAAAGTTAAATGAGAAAGTGTGATGTATGCAATACAAACGCAAGATATTTAATGAAAGTAAAAAGCATGCGTACTTATTACGTTTGTTTTTCGTGTAGGGAGAAATCAAATTGGCAAGCAACGCTAGCAGAAAAGGAACATACCATGAAAACTTCTTTGTCAAATTATTCAAAGCGTGGAAGATCAAAGCGAAACGCCAACCGTTATCGGGAGCTTTGGGAGGGGAATACAAAGGAGACTTAGTCTTAGAGTTGAATGGTCACGATATAATAGTTGAAGTTAAATATAGAAAAGCCGGAAGTTTTCCCTCTCCTTTTACTGTGATGCAAAACAGAGATGCCGTTCTTTATAAGCGTGGCGGTAACGCAGAACCTAGATGGGTAATGTTTTTTTCAGAAGAAACAGTAAGCAAATTATTTAAGAAAGGATAGTTGTATGGCAAGACCAGTAATTAAATTCGATCAAAAACACTGCTCCGAATGTGGTATTCGTATGCCACCCGTTGCATTTAAAAGACCATACGCTAAGATGTGTCCTGATTGTAAGGGTGACAATAGATCAGACAATCAAGAACTAAAAAAATTATACAAAGAATTAAAAGCACAAGCCACCAATGAAGTAGAAGATTGGGGCAGTCAAAACATCACATCAAAAGATAACGGAATATTTAGACAACCTAAATGGTAGTTTACTTTTCCAATAATCCTTTACGATAACCGAGTGATCTACTGTAAGTAAGTTCTTCTTTCCTACCATTAGGCACATAAGAACAATGAATCCATCCAGTATTACCACCAGTAAAACATTCTAATATTAATTGATCGAATGGCAAGTTGTCTGAAATCCATTCAGCTAAATCAAAATTAGAGATCCCGGGAACCTCAAAGTCTACCGCCTGCCCTTTACAATGTTGACTGCTTGAATTTGATCCAATCGCTTCACATAATTTTGGACTACGAAATCCACTTGATACCATGAATGGACCATATTCATTTCTTATTGGTTGTAATATATTTTCTGCCAACTCTCCCATATTGTATATAGCATCTGCATCAGGGTTGTTAGCTATACCCATACGTTCTGCTGTCTGGCTTTTAAGCATTTCATTTAATGAAAAGTTTTTGGATAACATAACCATTACTTTTTATCCTTACCTTTTAAACGCTCTGCGGTTCTCATTCCTGCGAGTCCTAGCATGCCCATTAAAACCGGTAGCATGGTAGCCGTATCAGCTTGTGGAATTATAATCCCAAAC